AGTCGCTGGTGTTGCTGGTGCAGGTTTGGGCGCAGCTGCTAGTATTAAAGTTGTACAAAAAGTTACAACAACTGCACCTGTTAAAGCTGTTAAAAATAAGGTGTGGGATTTATTTGTTAAATTTATACAAAAACGCGCACCTAAATTAGCAGCGAAAGTTGGCACCAGATTAGCCGCTGCTGGTGTGATGGCAACTATTCCTGTAGCAGGATGGGTTGGCGCGATAATTTCTTTGGGATTTGCAGCAGCAACTGCATATGATCTTTATCAATTATGGAAAGAATTCTCAGCTTTATCCGATGCAGAAAAAGAAACAGCTGCTTCTGGTAAACCTAGCAAAGAAGTCAACAATTGGGCATATAGTGTCTTCACAGGCAAAGCGAAGATAGAAGATGTTCCTGATACATACCGAGAACAAGTTGAAGAAATTCTAAAGAAACCACCAGCAAATTGGAAAAAACCTGAAAGCAAAGCAACTGGTGGTGGTGCCACTGAATCTGCTAAACCGCAAACTCTTGCTGGCGCTGCCGCAGCAGGTGCGGCGATGGGAGAAAAGGCTGCTGTCGCCGCAGTTAAACCTTCGAGTGGTGGTGGAGCATCAGCAACACCATCAGCAGGACCAGCAGCTGCGATTCAAGCAGCAAAAACATCTCCCCCACCATCTCCTCCGCCATCTGCACCCGCTCCAGTCAAAGGAGATGTAGTTGAGAAGGCGACACCTGCCACAAATCCTTTTGCTGGAAAAGCACCAAGTCTAGATTCAGTAACAACAAAACAATCTGGTGTTGACACTTCTGGCTTTAATTCTGGCTTTGAAGATAGAATGGCTAGAATGGCTGCAGCATTCCAACAAGTGACTGGCAAAAAATTAATGTTAACTTCTGGTTATAGATCAGAAGATAAACAGTTAGAACTGTGGAATAAAAAGTATGCAGAAATAAAATCAAATAATCCTAACGCAAGTGAGGCAGATTTGATTAAGATGACTAGAAAATGGGTTGCATTGCCAGCTGCTTTGGGTGGCAAAGGAAGCGCGCATGGTAAGGGTGTTGCTGTTGATGTGAATTCTAAAGGATCTGCGGGAATTGATGCGATTGATGGTATGACATTTAATGGTCAAAAAGTTTCAACATCATCATTCTTAGCGCAATTCGGGTTACAACGTCCTCTCGGTCACGAACCTTGGCACATCCAACCATTAGGTGCTGCGCCAACTCCTGACAATCCAGATCCTAGTGCAAAAGCGCCAATGGTTGCCGATGCGTCTGGCAAGCCAGTTAATTTGGAAACTGGAAAAACAGAAACAATAGCACCATCTAAAGAAATGACTGCATCTGCAGCACAACCAACACCAATTTCTGGTGGAGGTGGCGGTGGCGCAGCAGCATCATCATCATTTACATCATCTGAAATAAGAACAGATACCAGAAACGAAGGAAGTGCACAAGTTACAGTAACTAGAAGTTCTAGCACCACAACTGGCGCGAAGCCTAACAAATATGATCAGCCTGTTTGGTTAGGTTCAGGAATGGAACCAGATTGGGCGAAACCCAAAAACTCTTCAGTATCCGCTGTCCAAAATTCACTAGGAACGGAAGCAGTTAAACAATCAAAAGAGTTAGCGTCAAATCAAACACAGATGCAAGCAGCACCAGCACCAGTTGTCGTGAATAATACTTCTGGTGGTAGTCAACAGCCTATCACACCACCTAAACAAAATATGCCGAAAGCATCTGCTCGTGCAACCGATAATACATTTAATAGAGCATTGGCTAAAGACTTCTCGCATCCAACTTCATTCACTTCAGTTGCACCAATATAAAAAAGGGGGACCGAAGTCCCCCTGAAAACATCTACGGTTTTCTAATCGAAATTACTCAGCAGCAAGTTTCTCGAAGAATGCCATATCGTCATCATCGACGCTGACTTCTTCAGCAGTTACTTTCTTGGCTGGAGCAGAGCGAATGACAGGAGCAGATGCTTCCTCATCATCAACTCGCTTGGCAGTTGCGCCAGTTACACCACCAGCACCAAGAACCTTGTCCAACTTCGCCTTGAGTTCATCATAGGACTTGAAGTTTTCAGGCTTCAAGAAATCCTTGAGTGAATAGGCTGACTTCCAAACCTTCTCGATCTGAGCGTCATCACCATTGAACAATGCAGCAGGAGAATCAAACTCCGACTTGTCATAGTTACGATAGCCTTCGACGTTACGGATCTTGACCTTGAAGTTTGCACCCTTCCAGAAATCAAATGGATTGAGTGGAGTCTCATCAGCAAACTGCGGCTCGAGCTTCTCTTTGATCTTGTCAAAGATTTTCTTACCGAACTTGTAGAGGAAAACCTTACCTTCGTTCTGAGGGCGCTTCGGATCAGAGATCACGAGAATGTTCGCGATGTATGTCAACTTGCGCTTTTGCTTGCGAGCAATTTCTTTGTTTGCTTCGATGCCTGAGTTCCACAGAACAGTGTTGTACTCAGAAACAGGATCGGTCTTGCCAAGAGTTGTGAGAGAATTCTCAATGTACCAACCACCTGGACCTTGGAAACCGTGCGACCAGATTTGTACCCAGGGGAGCCCATCGTCGCCATCTACTGCGGGAGTGTCTAAGAATCTAATTACTGCATAACCATTACCAGCGGCATCAACCTCTGGTTGCCAGAAACGATCATCAACATTCTTAGAATTTCCGCCGCCTGCCGAAGAAGCCTCGACTGCTTTCTTCAACTTATCGAGGGATGAACTTTTGTTTTTTAGACTTGATAATGACATATTTGTATACTCCGTATGTTTGTATAAATGTATAAACGACTTGTCCACTTAACCATAATTTTTCACTTGTTTCATAATATTATTATATAGTATTTGATCTCAAAAGTAAAGCCTTGCGTTTTTTGGTTTCACTAATCTTGCGTTTGTGCTCATCAGATTTAGATTTACCTTTATTATTGTTACTTGCAGCCTTTCCGATTTTATGTCTAGAAGTTTTAGAATGGTTTTTACCTTTGAATGGTGGTAACTGTCGTTTTCTTGCTTCAGAAATCTTTCTTCTTGTTTCTTCTGATTGTTTGCGGTTTCTATTTGATTGCGCAATTTTATCTCTGGCTTCTGTCGAATATATGTAGCCACTATTACCTTCACCGCCATCAGTCATGTTTCGAAGAATTCCAGTGCCGTTATCTTTACGACCATACCAACGAATGTATCTGCGTTCTAAAGCAAACGCACCGAGTTCCGTCAAACCTGATTCCATAATCACGATTCTTGACTTATCTTTAGGAACTGGAACTGTATGTTTTCTGGATGCTCGATCTCCTGTACCCTTCCCAATATAGTATGGGGTTCCGTCTGAGCGAACATATGCGTAGATGTAATAAATAGACATGCTGATACTCCTTTGCAGTATTAGGGTCCCTGGGAATTGCCGTTCCGCGAGGGACATCTCTATTTATACATCTAATAAAATTTTCTTGGTCAACTCCTTGTACTTTTTAGTATCTACAGAAAGAAAAGCCCCATATTTTCGTATCTTACGCGATATTTTGGGATAAATTATATCATCTGTTATTTTTTTATCCCAAATTTGAATATAGTTGAAGATGTTGTTCAGAATTACCATCGTCTCAACAGTTACTTCTTTCTGCATAAACAAATTTAGCAATGGAGGAAATTGTCCATCCTCTACTTTGAACAGAGAATTGAATTGCTTTGGTTCTGGGCAAATTCGAACAAGATCTTCTTGATAGACCTTACCCATAGAATCTGTCACTCTTTTCCAGTTTCGAAAAATTTCTTCTGACTCTTCTTCCAAAAGAGTTTTGGTGAATTTGTCATCACTGTGTACAAAATTAGCAACCAGAAATGGAACCATCTCATCGTCGCGATACTTCCGCGCAAGACGGTGGAATAGAAACTTGTCACGACGTTTTTGAAATGCATCTATAGATACTCTAGTCTTGCCATCGTACTGAAAGAAGTTATAACTCTCTGACGTGAAGTGCAACTTGATGGCTTGATAGATGCAATACAAATCGTAACCGTTCATCCGAAATATGCTCTTGTCACTATTCCATTTTCAATTGCTACGCTGATTCGATCAAGTCTTGCATCGCGTCTATGAGAAACTGGCTGACCGTTTTTCTCAACACAACGAAATAACAAATCATTATCAACGCAGTGCTTTCTTGCTTGCTGCTCTGTCATTCCAATCAAACAGAATGGAAATTCAGTCAACACATTTTTCATAAAGGCAATTTACCTCCGCGAGGAAGATACCTTAACTCCATCGCCTCGCCTTGAATTATACCCTTCAATGAATCGTTGATTAAACTTGCCGCAACTTCAATTTCGAGATTGTTTCTCTCGCAATAAGTTGTAATTGCATCCATATGATCAATCTTCTCTGCGATTGCCATTTGCATGATCATCATAGAGAAGTTATTCTTTTCTTCGCGACTTGCCATATTAGATCTCATAAGCACTCAAGGAATTGTTCAACTGCTGAGTCACACGAACAAAAGTTGTGCGCTTACTCAACTCTTTCAATTCACTTGCTCCAACATAAGTGCATGCTGAACGAAGTCCACCTAAAATCTCATTGATTGTTGGTGTTACTTCACCACGATACGGAATCTCTACAGTTTTACCTTCAGATGCTCTGTAATTGGCAACACCACCATTATGTAATGTCATCGCTGTATCAGAACTCATTCCGTAAAATTTATTTCCGCCCAGCGGAGTTGCGCCACCTTCTCTGTGACCTGCTAACATTCCACCAAGCATCACAAAATCGGCTCCCGCAGCGAATGCTTTCACTACGTCTCCAGGAACGGAACACCCTCCATCCGCTATGATATGACCCTTGAGACCATGAGCAGCATCCGCACACTCAATAACTGCACTCAACTGCGGGTAGCCGATGCCTGTCATTTTGCGTGTAGTGCAAACTGAACCAGGACCAATACCAACTTTCACGATGTCAACACCTGCGAGAATTAATTCCTCAGTCATCTCTGGTGTGACAACATTACCTGCCATGAGTACCACATCAGGATACCATTCACGAAATTCTTTAATAAAATCAACAAAGGATTGCGTGTAACCATTAGCAACGTCAATACAAACTTTCATGTGTGGATTATTAACATTGCTATAGACATATGCAAATTTATCGCGATCGTCATTAGAGATACCAAGAGAGTAGATGCTGCTATTCAATCGCAGAGAAAAATGCTGCACAAGTTCATCGGCTTTATAATGCTTGGTCAATGCAGCCATCAGATCCATTTTCGCAAGCTGCATATCCATAGTGATAGTGCCAACACCATCCATATTCGCAGCAATAATCGGAACGCCTTTCCAACTATTACCACTTCGGAAAGTAAATGCACGCTTTAGTTTGACTTCACTTCTTGAAGAAAGC